AAAACATCAAAATTAAACTATCATCCCACGTAAGAAACTATTTTACTCCACTCGCGAATTTGCAAAACTCTTAGGAAAGAGCGAGAAAACGATACAACGCTGGAAAGAGGAGCAGACATTCCCTTTCCCATCGTATGAACTTGGAGAACGAAGTACCGTATGGCTGATCTCGGATGTTGAGAAATGGCTCAATTCCCGCGCGGAGAAAAAGTAAGGACATAGCGGACATTCGAGTTTAACGTTTTACTAATTCTCTTTCTATCAAAAACACATAGGCTAAACTCGCCATGTGCCAAAAGCAAATTTAAAATTCGATTCCAACGGATATCTAAGATTAGAGTCCGGGCTTCTTCTCCATAACTCTGGTGTTGCGCGTGGAGAATTTCGTTCTCTCCACGCCGACTTTTTTCAAGCTGGGTCTTCGGTAAATTCAGGAGATACAACCACCCTCGTAGAGAATGAAGAATACGCGGAATTCAATTTTCGAATGTTGTCCGCGGTTCTAATCGAAGGATGGTGGTGTGATTTTAGAAATCCTGCGATCTTAGAGGTTGCTGTAGAACAATTTAAAACTAAAATCTATACTGATCATCAAAGGAACGTTCGCAACGCGATAGGAATCACACGTAACCCTATATTCACAAAACGTAATAATATTCCGGGAATCGATGCGGTTTTTCGGATATATAAAGAATTCGCTCCTGAAGTGATCGGACGCCTAAAAACGAAACCTGCCTTGATCGATGCGAACTCCGTAGGTATTTCTTTCACATACGAAAAATCACATCCACTGATCGATAATTTTTACGGTCGCTTAGGAGAAGTCATCGATGGCGAATACGTCCGTCTCATTCCGATTAAAATCCTTTCTATTCCGGAAACAAGTCTCGTTGCAGTGCCAGCGGATAGTACCGCAAGGAAATTCGCGGGATTTGATTTCTCTCAAGGCAATCTTTTAAACACAAACGTAAACAATCAGGAGGATACAATGAAAATCAAACGCACTATTTTGTCACTTCTGGGGGTTGATTCCCAAAAACTCGGTCTGTCCTTTGGGGAGGGCGAGTCCTTGGAATTGCCGTCGGAAAAAATGGAATCCGTGCTGGAAGAAGCGGGGAAAACCATTTCAAAATTGCAAGACCAAGCGCGTCAAAGTGCCGTCTTGCAAAACAACTTAAACCAGTTCGCAAAACTCTTCGGAAGCGAGATTTTTCCGGAAGGAATCGATTTCGCATCCAAGGTTACCGAACTCCAAGCCCTCTTGGAAGAACCTAAAAAACTGCTTACCGCAGAAAGAGAAAGGGCGATCACCGCATACCGCGTTTTCTCAAAAAACAAACCCGATCCCGTTATCGAGTCTTTGATTCAAGGCGCAAACCTGGAACAAGCCAAGGCGTTTTCGAAACAGTATGGCGCTTCATTAGAAAATTCGCATCCGTTTAAATGTGAAGACTGTGGTTCAAAAAAGGTTTCACGCGCATCGGGAAGTCTTAGTGAACCACGAGGCGGAGCAAAATCTTCTCAAAAGAGAAATCCCGACAACTTCAAACTGAGTAAAAAGTAAAAGGAGAAACAACATGCCTTTAGATGAAGCATTCGAAGTCGGTTATCGTGGGATCATAGAACCAATACGATCACCGTAAAGCATCAATCTCTAACGAAAGCGGACTTAGGCAAACCCGCTAAGTTTTCAGCAAACATGGAAGTTATCCTCTGTGCCAACGGAGATACTCCAGCTGGACAAATCATTTCTGTGGATGAGAAAAAGAAAATTCTCGGACTCCAAGTAAGCGGAGTCTTCGAATACGAATACTCCAGATCTAATCCGACTCTTGGTTACTTAAATATCCAAGCGGACGGAACCGGAAAGATCAAGACTGCATCCACTGGAACGCCCGTTCTCGTTATCTCTGTTGATACCGGAGCGAAAAAAGTAGCCTTCATTATTTAAGGAGAAAAGAAAGTGCCACACGTAAAATTAGATAACGGACTTGTTCGTCTCGACTTACAAGCCGAAGCATATTCCGACGCAAAGAAAGCCGGTCTCTCCATGAGCGAATTCATGGAGAAAGAAGAAACCGATTTCGGGTACGACCCGGAAACGCCTGCCGGTCAAAAATTTTCGCCATTCGAACGCCAACTCATAGCGAATGATGTTCCGATCGGACAAGCTTCATTCTCAGTGGACGACTTTATCAAGGCATCGAGCCAATCGAAGTATCTTTTTCCTGAGTTCGTTAACCAGAACATCTACATTGGAATGAATATGGGACAACTCCAAGTAAAATTGGAAGATACGCATTCTGTGAAAACTCGAATCAATCAAGGTGCGGCGAGATCCACCGCGTTTGATATCGAAGGATCCGATCTTACTGCGAAGAAAAAAGCAAAAGAGTCCCGCGGAAAATTTCCGAAAGCTACAATCAAAACTCAAGATAAGGCGATCGAAACCAGTCCTGTAGGACTCGAAATCGATTTTACCTACGAGGCTTTGAAGAGAATGCAGATTCTCAAAGTTCAAAACATCTTTCAAGTTTTCGGTTGGAGACTTTCTCAACAGATTACAAAAGAAGCACTTCGAGTCATTAGAGACGGGGACGGAAATACGGGAACAGAAGCAACGCCATCCCAAACTCTTGCAAACGTTTGGAAATATTCCGACGTGGTAAGTCTCCTTCTCTCCGCTGATAAAGGTGTAGAGTTCACTCACGCAGTCGTTTCTAAAAGCTTTTTGGAAAAAATGCTCACCGACGAAACAAACTTCAAGCAGTTCCAGTCCATGAACCTTCTCGAAGGGTACGTGAAAACCGGTCAGGTCGCAAACTTCTTCGGAGTAAACTGGAAGACTCACCCCGACATGGACGACGAAACGATCTTAACATGGAACAAGGATGTAACGTTGGAGCTTTACGAAGATTCCGCAGGCCAACTTGTAGAAAGCGACCGGTTCATCCGTGAGCAAATCGAAGCAAGCGTAATCAGCTACGACTTCGCATTTGCAAAACTCTTTTCCGCAAGCTGTCACTACAAAACAAAGAAACCGTAATCGGAACTTTAATCGTATGTTGAACAAAGTCGCAGACCTCAAAAAACAACTGAGAATCCAGGCGGAAAGCCTGGATCTTTCTGATGAAAGAGACGGGGATTCTCCGTCAGCGTATGAGGATTATCTTGAGTCTGCGGCGATGCTTGCCCGCGTAAGAATGTTTTATTGGGAAGTTACGATACCGGATGAAGGACCGTTTCGCCCAGCGCTTCTTACAGCAGAAGTCCTTCTCATCAAAGCCGAAATCATTGAAGAATTCGGATTCAATGACGGCTTCGATCCCGAAGAAGTTTCCACCGGCGGCGGCGAGGGAACGCGTGTGAAACATTCTCGAATGAGCGCGGAAGAACGCGGAGAAATCGCAGAAGGATTTCGTAATAAAGCCTACTTTCTTCTTTTTGGAAAACAGCCTTCCGAATCTCCGGGGGTTGTATGAGTACAAAGGCTTTGTTAAGTCGAGCGATCCAGAAAGGATCTCAGACAAGAATCAAGATTCTTTCTCCCTTCTCAACTCCCGGTCCTTCCGGCATGAACGCATCGAAGAAGACGACATACAAACCGGGAAAAAGTTTTTCTTGTATTTGGATTTGGAAAGATGCGACTAACGATAACGAAGTTGGGGAAAGGCAAGAGTATCGTGCCGTTTGTCAAATCCGTCCCGAGGTATTGGGTGCGGAAATTCTCTCTCCGGATTGTCGGATTGAGAAGGAAAGTTTCGGAGAATGGCTCATAGATACGATCCATCCGGTTCAAGAACTGGAAGGGTTTTCTTTGATCCGTATCGAAGTCCGAAAACCAAAAGCGGGAGGAAACAAAGTATGAAATTTCCTTACCGTAACGGATACGTTCGGCCCCGTACTTCAGAACGCAGTTTCGAAAGGACAAGACAAACTCGTAAAAGTCCAAGACAAAAACGCTGCACTTGTCCAGGCGAACATCATCAAAGGGATTCGTTCTCAGAAATACAAATCCGGTTGGCCGGAACTTGCAGAAACGACGAAGGAGAAAACAAAAGAAGGAAAGTCTCCTTTGACTCTCATCGAAGACGGAGAGTATTCCGCTTCGTTTGAAATTACAAAGGAAGGAGATTCCCGTGCGATCGGAACCAACTCGAAACAGGCACTCGCGTTAGAACGAGGATTTGAGGCAAGAAATCTTCCTGCAAGGCCACACGTCGGACCAGCATACGAAGAATCCAAAAAAGTGATCATAGAGAATTTCAAAGAAGCTATGAAGGAGATTTTCAAAAAATGAGAAAATCTCACATCGACTTCCTCCGCGAGATGGTAACGAATATCGAGATCGAAGAAACGGTCGTATTTTCGCCGGAAAAATTCTTCGAATATCAACCTCCGATGGATCAGATCGAAGAACAAATTCCTTGCGCGATCATTCGTTTTTCGGAACCGACGAACGTTCTTGGAAAGAAAATCAAACTTCGGTTGGAAAAGATCGTTCGCGGAAATTCGACTTTTATTCAGTACGCGGTAAGACAGGCAAAACAAGATTTCAAATACACAATCGATTTTTGGATGAACACCCCGGAAGCGGATGTTGGAAGCACGGTTTCAAATCGCGGAATTCTCGATCAATGTGTTTTATACGTGAGCCAAAGAAGATGGTTTAAAACGGAAGAACAGATTCCGATTCGTGTTCGTCTCGGGAAATCAAGCGTTGTGGATGATCCCGCAAAAGAATCAGGCAATTATAAACTCTATCTGGAAGTTATCTTCAACGACGGTCTTTATACGATCGAAGAGGAAGAGACTCTTTCCGGAGTAGAACTCGAGGCCGCAGAGCCAATCATAGAAGGAGTGTAAGATGGATAGATACCAAGCGGTAACTACGATAAACAAGGTTCGGATTCCGGATAACGCGATTTTGAAAAAAGAAATCGTGTCAACGAATAGAACATATGACTGCGGAGAGGTTCTCGAGAACTATTCGATCAAACTGTCGCAATCTTCCGGACCGAAAAGTGTTCCGATGGAAGAACTCACCGACGTTAGTCTCATCCATCTGGAAGGAGTTTGGGATGAAACGAATTCGACATTCTCAGTGAAAGAAGGTGATCCTGCAGCCTTCGAGTTTGAATTCAACGGATCCGGTCTTTGGATCGGAGCGAAAGAACTCAAACTCTGCGGGATTCGAGACTTAACCGGAATCGAAGTTCGTTGTCCGGATCCGAACGGGCTTCGGATGAAAATCAAAGTTTTTGTAGGTGCAAAAGGAGAGTAAAGATGGCCGTAAGTTCAGTTTCAACAACACACGTATCCGGAGGACTCGGAAATAGTTTTCCGTACGAAGATAAGGTCCACGCGAAAATCGGAGAGGCGGAAGGATACGATGCAAACACTCCGATTTTGATTTCTTCCTACCAGCAAGGAAAGGACGTATTCATCAAGGGAGAGTTAGTCGATGCACTCAAACAACACTTCGAAGAATTTGACGAAGAGCTTGGCGAAGTTCCCGTTCCGGTCCTTTGTGTTCGACCTGAAAACGATCAGGTTGGAAGCGTGGATCCGATGATTCCCGGATCGGCAAACACTGGTTTGGCGGATCCGCCTACAATTTCAGGAACCCCCGTCGGAAACCGATCTGTTGTAATTCGAGTTTCTAAGGCGGGCGCGCTCGGAACCGCAGAATATCGTAAAAGCGAAGATGGCGGGGATACGTTCGGGCCCTTGCTTGTAACTCCTGTTTCCGGAGTAATTGCCCTTGCCGTTGGAGTTACCGCAACGTTTCATAACGACACTCCTCTCGCAGATACGTTTCACGTAGGGGATACGTTTACGTTTAACATCAAAGGACCCGGTCCTTCCGAACAAAGTCGACTTCTCGCTATCCAAGCATTGAAAACCGTAGACCAAGGAAGTACTCCTTTTTACTGGTTTCACCACCTTGGAGACGTTCGTCGTTCATTTGCCTTTTCCGTTTCGGTTCTTCTGGAAGAAATGAGAACTGAAAATCTTTTTCGGATCTTTGCGGTTTTGGAAATCGAGCGAAAACTTCCATCCGAATCCGTAGAATCCTATTTCCTTCGGATCGGGGACGAATGGGATTCTTTCGAAAACGAAAGAGTTTGTGTGGTCGGCGCGGAAGGCCGTTACATTCCCGGCGGGATCAGCTCAAACGGTGGATGGAACGCTTCTCTCGAACTTGCCGGGGCGATCGGAGAATGGCGCAATGCTGCTACGTTTCTATGCGCGAGGCTCGCGGCTCATCGTGTCAACGTTAGCGCGGCTTGGGTTGCCAAAAACAAATCCAGAACCTTCATCGGAATTCGTTATTGGAACGAAGGTTACAAAGGATACCGGACCGCCTTCGATGATATGGGTCTGACAATTCTTCAAATCTATCCGGACTACCAAGGTGTCTTTATCGCATCCGACAACTTGATGGCCGGTGCTACATCCGACTTCCAGTACATTCCGGAACTTCGTCGTGCAAACAAAATGCACCGGGTCGTTTACCGAGAGTCTCTTCCGTTTCTAAAATCGGATACGGAAACCAACTCCGGAAGCGGGGGCCTCGACTATCTCAAAGCCGTAATCGACGCCAAGGTTTCTTCTGAGATGGAACGTGCAGGTGAAGCCGAAATATCGGGACACGAAATCAAACTGCAACCGATCAAAACAGTGAATGGGAGAAAGATTCTTCCTGCAACTCTCAAGATGTTCATCAAAGACAGAATCGATGCCATTCAGTGGTCCACTGAATTTGCGCTCGCGTAAACAAACGAAAAGGAGAAATTCAAAATGCCAAATCCAGGAGATATTTTACCGCAGAGTTTAAGTTTCGAAAACTTCACTCTCAACATGTTGGGAAGGGAGCTTATCAAGTTCAGTAAATTTAGCTTGGACTACGAAGCGGATATCGCGTTCAAACTCGGAAAAGGTGGAGAGCCAGTAAGCTGGTCCGTCAAGAGTTACAAGCGAAGTGCAAAGGCGACAATCGAACTCGACGAGTTGAAATATATGATCAAACTCGCCACCCCTTTTGGTGGGGATCTTTTAAAACTTCCACCTTCTCCGATTACTGCGCGTTGTGAGGTGGAAGGAGGAACTCTGCTTTTAACCGTCCCTGCGGCGAAGATCATTAAGTTTTCCCTTCCGTTTGAGACAGGAGCGGATGCGGCAGAAACGGACTTAGACCTCGCAGTGACGAGTTACCCGATTATTACATTTACTTAATATATTTTACAAGGAGAAGAAAAGAAAATGGAAATCCAAGGCACTCAAAAACATGACGACTACCAACAGGCAATCGCAAGCCTTCCCGAAGAGTACGTTCCGATAGACGAAGGATTCCTTACACATTACGAAGTGGAAATCGAAGCGATCAAAGAGTTTTTATCCGACAAGGGTGGACTTCATCTCATTCAAGTGGACGAGTATTCCACTCTGTGCAGAGTTCCCTCGAAAGAAACTCTTTCCAAAGCTTCGGAGCGTAGTAAAAAGTTAGATCCGATCGAAGCCGATATTGATTTCGTAGGTCGCTGTTTGGTGTATCCAAGTGCTGCAACATTTTCCGGTTGGACAAACAACGGAGCGCCCGGTCTTGCCTCTTCTATAGCCCGGAAAATTTTCGATCTGGCAAAACTGAACCAAGAGGCGGTTTCAAAAAAGCTTTAGCGGATCGGGAGGCGGAAATTCGCTCAGGACTCGGGGCGCTTGAAAATTTAATTCGTCTTTTATCTCCCGAGACGCAGGTTCCGGATCCGTTTGATGCGGAAGAAATCGCAAGAAGAAGTAAAGACGTTCAGTGGACACAAGAAAGGATTATCGATATGATCGCGGCCGGGGTTGCCAAAGGAATCGCCAAAGCGTTCGGTAAGTGATAATCTTATTTACAAAGGATTTTTAATTTAGGATAAAGGAATAGATAAAGATGGCGAAAGATTGGAAAGGTTTTGATCCAAAAAATCCAACGGCGAGCGATTTGATTCCGTTTGCTGGAGTGATCTATTTTTTCTTACATCTTTGGTCTTTTTTTCCATTGTTTGGAATCATTCCTGCGGTTCTCGTCATTCCGTTTAACAAAAATAAATTCCTAAAATACTTACCTCTTGTAACAAACCTTTCTGTGTCCACGGTCTATCTGCTTTACAAGTAGGTACAAATGGATACATTCGAACTCGGTGTTGTTTTAAGTCTCAAGGATTACGCATCTGGTCGTCTCGGTGAAATCGAGACAAGATGGAAAAATGTTCGAAAGAGTATGGACGAGACATCCGCATCCGCAAGACTTTTTGATCGGTCGATGGGGATGGTCAAAACCGGTCAAAGTCTACTCGAATACGGGTCGGGTGCATTATACTTTTCCAAATCTCTCATCGAAGCAGGACTCGAAGCGGGTAAACTTGAAAAAAACATAGAGTCTTTAGGTGTAACTAAGGACGAAGTTTCTAAAATTTCTTCCGAAGTTCGCGGAATGACCGGCGACATGGGAATCGCCCAAGAGACTTTTTTATCAGGAATCTACGACATTAAATCCGCTATTTCTAGTTTGAACCCAGCGGAACTTTCAAGCGTCGCGGGCGCTTTGGGTAAAGCCGCTATTGCAACCAAAGGAGACTTTGCGGGACTTGCGGATCTTTTCGGAACCACTCACGCACAATTTAAAAAGATGTATAACGAATCGGACGCCGCGTTTGCATTACGTTTTGCGAATACGCTTTCTCTTTCCGTTCAAAAATTCAAAACCGACGGTGCTAAGATGCAATCGGCAATGCAAGGGCTCGGTGCAACTGCGGCGGGGATGGGCGTCAAACTCGAGGAGCAGATGGCGGTTTTGGGAATGCTTCAAAATACGATGCTTCCGGGAGTTGCGGGAACCTCTTACCGCGCTTTCCTGAGTTCGGTAGGAGAAGGATTTCAGAAGCTAGGACTCAGCGCAAAAAACGCGCAAGGTCAAATCAAATCTATGCCCGAACTCTTGGAAGAGATGAATCAAAAATACCAGAATTCCTTTGTAGTCAATCAGGCTACGGGGAATAAAGTTCTAAAACTTGATGCAAGAAACGAAATCAAAAGAGCGCTCGGTTCGGAGGAAGCCGTGGCCGCGCTTGAAAATCTCCTTCCTAAAATGGGAGAGTTAAAAACTTCCATTTCCGAAATCCAAAACGCAAACTTAAGCGGTACCGCAGAAGCCTTAAACAAAATGGCTTCCATCAATCAAGACAACCTATCGTCTCAATTGGACCGTAGCGCAGAAGCTTGGAAGAGTTTAAAAACAAGCCTCGGTCAAGATATTTCCTCCGGTCCGATTCTTGGGATCACAAAAGGATTTGGAGATATGCTGTCCGGGTTGACTAAATTCTTAGACCAAAGTCCAGGGCTTCGGAAATTTATTTCTTATCTCGTGATCGGCGGATCCGTTGCTCTCTTTTTAGGAGGCGCATTCACTACTCTCGTTGGAATTGTAGGAATGTATACCGCTGTAACGAATTCCGCGGCGGCGGCAAAAATTTTCGATACAATCGCTACTATAAAGAACTGGGCGGCAAAAGTTGCAAATAGAACCGCGACCATTGCGCTGGCTGTCGCAGAATACGCGTTAATCGGAATTGTCGGTGCCGCGGTATATACTTGGAAAGGACTGATGTTTTTGTATGGAGTGATGACGAGTAGAACGAAAGCTCTCGCCGCTTGGCAAACAATCCAAACCGGTGTTACGACCGGCCTTGCTTGGGCTTCGAATTTATTAAACGCTTCCCTTTGGGCCAACCCGATCACCTGGGTCGTTGCAGGAATTCTTCTCGCGGTTGGTGTTGTGGCCGCTGCGGCTTACTACTGGAACGAGTGGACAACTGTCGTTTCAAACGCTTGGAATCAACACAAAAACCTAATCTCTGTTCTTTTACTTTTAACCGGTCCGATCGGTTGGACGATTGCGGCTTTGGTAAAGATCAAAGACAATTGGGCGACAATCGCAGGCTGGATCGACAAGGCGGTCGCCGCGGTAAAAGTTTTTTTCGGAGCCGGGGGCGATCAGGTAGCGATCGGAGTGACGCAAAATACCTTAAAGCCAGTCTCTGTCAAACCGGCGACTTCCGAGACAAAATCCGTTTTTGATTCGATGAAGATGGGAAGTGTCGACAAGATGCTTTCTCAAACGGGAGGATCAAAGCTTGATTTGGGCAATCAAGCCCAATACTCCAAAGCATTAGAAATTCCTAAATTAGATCCTTCTTTACTGAATAGTCCCTTGCAAGGGTATCCGGGTGGAACATCCAAGACTCCCCCGATTCAAATTACAATCAATCGACTCGTAGACAAAATCACATTCCAAAATAATTCTTCCGGATACAAAGAGGCCGGGGGCTTTATCGGGAATGTGTTTACAACTGAAATCAAAAAATCTGCGGAACGTGGAAACCCAGCGGTTCCATTTAGTTTCGGATCAGGAGGTCTCTAATGTTTTTAGACCCAGCCCCAGGCGGTTCTTTTTTAGCGGTTACAGGGAGTGACTTGGATCCTGTAAAAATCGGCGGTTACAGTTGTCCGAGAGGAACCAAGGTTACGATCTCTCAGGAGAAAAACTATTCCAAGACAACCGTTCCGGGACGAGAAGGAACGATCAAAGAAGTTGTAGGGTTTCATGATTGGCAACTTACAATTGAATTCGAGTTTGTAAGTAACACAGGAATGCAATTAGGTGCAATTTCAGAGTTACGTGACATTGAATCAAAATGGATGAAAATGGATTCCCTGGAAATCGTTCATCCTAAAATCAATGCGCTTGGAATTATGAAAGTTTTTTTAATTAGAATCGAATTCCCCGACGAGGACCGAGGTTTTGAACTTCCCGTACGAATCGAAGCAATCAGCGATGATCCTTCCTTTGATTTGGAGACTTCTCCAAAATGAATGAACGTGTCCATTACGTGAAAGAGAACGATACTCTCCAAAGGATCGCGGCGCTCTACTGGGGAGATTGGACATTGTGGCCACTGCTTCAAGATTCCAATTCGCACCTAACTCAAAAAATCGGTTTCGATTGGCCCGAGAAATTGAAAGAAGGGATCGCCTTGAAAGTACCGACGAGTCTTCCTACTTCGGATCTTGACCACACGGTGGCAAAATCCGATTCTTACGAGTCCTTGAGTTTATTCTACTATTCTACAGAACATTTCAGTGAACGGATCCGAAATCAAAACGAGCGAAAAATCCTTCGGTATTTGATCGGTAGTAGGATTACGATTCCGGCACTTGTGGATCGAAGAACATTCCAAACCGCTAAGGAGAGAATCAAAACATGGCTTTAATCATGAGACAACGCTTACTCATTGGCGGTAAAATTCTTCACAAAATTTCGGAAGCCGAACTCATCAGCGGACGCAAAGAGCCGCATGCCCAACTGACAATTAGACTCCCGAAGATGAAGGGATATGACAGTAAAGCATTCAAAAAGGGTGATTTAGTACGTTGGTGGGCATGGTATGAAGGATACAAAGAATCCCTTGAATTTGAAGGAAAAATTGTGAGCATATCTCCAAAGATGCCTTTGGAAATTGTCTGTAGAGACAATATGTATGATCTTCAACTCAAAACTGTAAATTTTAATATTGATAAGATGACAATACCTTCAATCGTTAATCGTTGTATTTCCGCCGAGGATGTAATTCCTAAAATTGACCCAACCATTGCTTCAATACGATTAAGTTATGATATTTTAACCGCAGGAAAACGCGCTGCTTTCGTACTTCATCGACTAAAAAAATATGGAATCGACGCTTTTTTTCGGAATAGTTTTTTGGTAGTTCAGAATCCAACGAAAATTCCCGCTCCCGCTAAAAAGAAAGTCTTTCAATTGGGTCACAACGTAATCAAAGACAATCTATCCACGCGGGAAAGTAGGCCGATCCAAGTTAAATTAAGAAGTTATAACATAGACACGGGAAAGATGCAGGAAGCTACATATACCGAAAACGGAGGTGAGGAACTTATTTTCGATTTGGACGGAATTTCCTTTTCCGAACTTAAAAAAAGAGCGGAAGAAATCTATCACGAGATTGCGGGAACCGGTCTTGTCGGAGAATTTGAGACCTTCGGAGTTCCGTCGGTGCAACATTCAGAAATCATAACATTCAAAGATCCGGACGACAAGGCGAGATCGAAGGACGTATTTGTGGATAAAGT